CTGCAACTTCATCTAAAGGAAGACTGCATATAAGAACAGATTTTGCGGCAGGATCGACTACTGCTACCGCAGTTGAGGTGTCCACAGATGATGTGGTGCTAGAAGGAAACACTTCAGTTGGTATGACGTTACTTTCAAACAATGCCTCAAATGGTGCTATTGCATTTGGTGATCCCGATGATGCTGACAGGGGAGCTTTAATTTATAATCATTTAACAGATAGTATGCATCTAGTCACAGATGGTGCAAATACAGTTGTATTTGGTAATGAGAATGGTGGTTATATGCAAATTGTTGGCGGAGACACAATAGGAACTCAGTCAGGCAAATTACATGTAAACGTAGGGTCGACTGATGGCACAACAGGAATTTGGGTGGACTTAAATGATGCTGATCAACAAGGAATTCGTATTGATGCGAATACTGCTGGGTGTACTGCAAATGTTTTTGAGTTACGGGCTAATACGACTACCGGTCATGCAATGGCACTAACACATGGAGCTGTAACAGGAACTTCTCATGATATGTCAGGTTCCATGCTTGCTATAACAGATAATAATAGTTCTACTATTGCTAGATCAGTTGTTGATATATTACAAGATGCGACAGGTGCTACTGGAACTACAGGATTAAAAGTTACAGCAGATGGAGGAAAGGGTATTTCTATTGTACAGAATGCAAACCTGACAGGATTACAGGTTTCAACCTCCGCTCTTGTTATAGGGGGAACAAAAGTTATTCACTTTGCAAATTCATCCGCTGATATTTTTAGTGCATTAGCGAACGGAGTAACTAATTTCGGAGGTCCTTTATTAGCCGCAAATTCTACTGTTACTGTTAATTGTAGATTAGGTGTGAGAGACACCGGTGGAACAGTTGTAAATCAAACGTAAGGTAAAATGGCAAAACCTAGCACAAGAGAAGAATTAAAACAATATTGTCTTAGAACATTGGGACAACCAGTTATTGAAATAAATGTAGAAGATGATCAACTGGAAGATCGAATGGATGAGGGACTACAGTTTTTTCAAGAATATCATTTTGATGGTGTTGAAAGAATGTATAATGTACATCAAATTACTGGCTCAACTGTTAAAATTATTTCTGGAACAGGTTTTACTGATGGCGAGACAATAACTGGTGGAACATCAAATGCGACTGCAACTGTAGAGTCTGCAAATTCTACTACTATAACATTCAAATCACATTTAGATACGAATGGAATTTCAAATAATGATGTTACATCTAGTTTTTCAAATGGCGAAACAATAACTGGAAGTTCAAGTGGGACGGCCGCAGTAGCCGATACTGATGCAACGTTAGTTACTTTTGGTGATATAGATAATCATTATATTACATTAAATGATTCCATAATTGGTGTGACAGGAATTTTTGATATACAAGATACTGGTGGAGGACAAACATCAAGTGATTTGTTTTCATTTAGATATCAATTTCATTTAAATGAAATGCCTTATCTTACTGCTACTTCTATAATAAATTATAAAATGTCAATGCAACATTTACAATTGTTGAATGACATGTTCGTAGGAAAAAAACCTCTACGATTTAATAGACACCAAAATCGATTATATATAGACATGGATTGGAATGATGATGTTGAAATCGATGAATATCTTGTAGTAGAAGCATATAGAATAATTGATCCTGTAACATTTACAGATGTATATAATGATATGTTTTTAAAGAGATATGTTACAGCCCTTTTTAAGAGACAATGGGGGGCCAATTTAATAAAATATGAAGGTGTACAACTTCCAGGAGGAACGACATTAAATGGGAGATCACTATTTGAAGAAGCAAATCAAGAATTAAGAGAAACAGAAGAACAAGCCTCTCTTAAATTCGAACTACCAGTTGACTTTATGGTTGGTCCGGGATAATGCCTACTAATTCTTATTTTAATCATTTTAACAATACTGCAGAACAGAATTTACACCAAGATCTTATTATCGAATCGATAAAAAATTTTGGAATAGATAACTATTATCTTCCAAGACAATACATGAATGAAGATATACTTTATGGCGAAGATACAATATCTCAATTTAGTAAATCTCATTTAATTGAAATGTATGTTAAATCTGTTGATGGGTTTGAAGGAGAAGGCGATTTTATTTCAAGATTTGGATTAGAAATAAGAGATCAAGTAATTTTTTCTGTGGCCAGAAGACGATGGGAAAATTTAGATACTGGTTATGATAGGCCAAGAGAAGGCGATATAATATTTTTTCCATTAAATAAAAAATTATACGAAGTTAGATTTGTCGAGCATGAATCCATGTTTTATCAATTTGGTAAATTACCAATATTTGATTTAACGTGTGAATTATTTCAATATGATGATCAAAGAATTGATACTGGTATTGAGGACATAGACGAAATAGAAGATAAATATGCTTATTCAATAGAAGTAAATTTTGAATCAGGCGGATCAGGAAATTATGTAGATGATGAATATGTGTATGTTGGAAGCACAGAAAGTTCTGCAAATACGAAAGGAAGAGTAATATCTTGGAATTCTACTGATAGAGTATTGAAATTAACAGATTTGAAGGGTACTTTTACTACATCTCAAAATGTTGTCGGTAATACAAGCGGAGCATATTTTTCTGTAACAGCAACACCAGATACACAAGTATTTGTTAATGATGCTTCTGCAAATAATATAACCATTGAAACTGAAGCAGACTCTATTATTGATTTTTCAGAATCAAATCCGTTTAGTGAGGGTAATTTTTAAGTTGTAGATTCTGGAAGAATTGTGATCATGCCTTCAACTATCCTTTCCTTTGTTAAAGCATCCGTTTGGGTGTATTCAACATCATAAACATATAATCCAGAAGACATATTTGCTGTTTGAGTAGCATTAGCAGTTATTGTGACATTACTGCCAGATACTGCCGCCGCGAAAGACATTATCCAAGAAGTATTAGAAGTTGTGTGATTCTTCTTCATTTTAGAAGCACAAGTACCAGTACTTATGGTTACATTTGAATTGTTTGCATCTTTAGCAGTAAAAACTTTTTCAAAGTTACTACCTTGATGCATCGTTAAATTTTCGCCTTGAGTTTTTATAGTAAGTGCCATAAGACTATTTATACAACTAAATAATATTACAATCTTTATGGAGTGTTATGTTAGGACAAACTTTTTATCATCAAACAATAAGAAAATATGTTGCGTTGTTTGGAACATTATTTAATGATATTAATATTGAGAAAAAGGACTCAGGCGGTAATGTTTTATCTCGTCAAAAAGTACCAATAGCCTATGGTCCAAAGCAAAAATTTCTTACAAGAATAAATCAAGATGCTGATTTAGATAAGCAAGTTGCTATTCAACTTCCTAGAATAGGATTTGAAATGACTGGCATAGCTTATGATCCCATTAGAAAATTAAATACAATAGGCACATTAACTCATAAAGAAACGGTTAATGGTGAAAGAAACATTAAAAAGATGTTTAATCCTTCACCATATATTTTTGATTTTTCTTTATATGCATTTGTAGAAAATGCTGAAGACGGTACTCAAATATTAGAACAAGTTCTACCATTCTTTACTCCAGAGTTTAATGTAAGCGTAAATATTTTAACAGAGATGGGTATCAAGTTAGATATTCCTATTGTACTTCAAAGCGCAACAAGTGAAGATTCTTATGAAGGAGAATTCTCTGCTAGAAGAACAATTGTTTGGACAATAAACTTTATGTTAAAAGGATTCATCTATCCTGATGTCAAATCTGGTCAATCAATTATTAAATCAGTCGAAATTGCATTTAAAGAAACTGTTCCCGAGACGCCTTCAACTGGAGTATTTGAAAGATTTTCTTTAGAATCTAGTACAAATTTTTCAGAAGATTATTTTCAACTAGAAACGGGAGATCATCTTATAACCGAAGCAAGTGAAACTAAATTAGGTCTTGGTAATATAATTAGTAAAATTACAATTGTTCCTGAAGGTGGAGCAAATACATATATTACTCCAGGAGACGATTTTGATGCAAATACTACAATAACTGTTTATAATCCACCAGTTGATTATGACCCCGCTACAGGAATTTACTCATAGTATAAATTACAATGAAAACTTTCGAAGATAAATTAGATAAAATATTAGAAATACCTGCTAGTTCTATTATTAAAAAGCCCCCAGAAAGAAAAATGGTTGAATCAAACACAAATGATTTGAATACTGATTATAAGTATGCCCGTGAAAATATATACAATATTATTGAAAGAGGACAAGATGCTATTGAAGATTTATTACAAGATGCAAGAGATAGTGGTAACGCTAGAATGTTTGAAGTTGTTGGTCAATTGATTAAAACTGTAGGTGAACAAAATCAAAATTTATTAAATGTTCATAAGCAAGTAAAAGACATTACACAAGAAACAACTGCTAGTCCTAATAGTGTAACAAATGCATTATTTATAGGTAGTACTGCAGAGCTTCAAAAAATGTTAAAGGATAAAGAAAAATGAAAAAATTTAAACAATATTTAAAAGAAATAGAAGAAGTAGAAGTTGATGAAGATAATAAAGATGCATTAAAAAAAGCATTAGCCTTACATAAGTTTAAACAAAAGGGTGGAAAAATAGATAAACAACCAGATTCTTTAGAGAGACCATATGGTAACCTTTCTAAAGATGATTTAAAACGTGCAAAAAAAATTGTTCAATATAAAAAAGATAAAAAAGAATAATGGCACATTTAGGGCAAATTGATAGAAGAAATCCAGGAGATGTGGTTTTTACACGATACATTACAGAAAATGCTGACTGGAATAAATTGAAGATAAGAATAGAAAATGGTCAGTTTGCTGAAATGTTTGAAGATAAAAATAATGAATTAGAAAGCATGAATATTAATATTCCACCAAGAACTCCGATAAAGTTAGCTTCAGAGAAATATAAAGAATTTCAAAAAAAAAAGTATGCTAATATTGAGTATCAAAGAAAAAAGGGCTATGTATTAATTTCAAAAATAAGAAAACCTACAGATGATCTTGGTGCTGAAAGACCTCAAAAATTACAAATATTAGCAGAAGATTTCACAGAAAAAGGTAAAGATGAAAAAATAACAGTTCTTTCTAAAAAAGATGTTCCAGTAAAACTATTTGAGACTTATGAAGATTTAAAAAAAAGCGTTATTTGGGGATTAGATAATAAAATACATGATAATGATTATCTTATAGAAAAAATAAAAACATATTTGGATAAAGATGATTTGTCTGAAATTGATTTGAATGGTATTGATGATAGTCATATTGATGAGCTTGGTGTATATTTTGGTGAAATTTTGATAGGAATATTAGCATTCAAAAATCAATTATCAAACACATGTACTCCTTCTAATATGTTTGGTATAAATTTAAAATCTTTTAGTATTCCAACTGATCCCGCATTTAAACTTGTTGATAGTAGTTTGGCATTTGATACGACTACTGTTAGTGTATCAAGTAAATATGATAAAGGGGCCGCCGCATCATTTATGTCGAATGTTCTTCCTTATGGAATGAAATATTATACTGAGTATAGAGATTGTTTTTTAAAAAAAATGTGTCGAATTGCATCTAATATGGGGTATACATCACAACAAGTAGGAGCGAATAGATTTAAATATTCAAAAAATATAACATTTGAAGTTGGATTAAGATCAGTATTAAAAATAAAAAAAACAATTGTAAAAAATTCAAATCATTCTCTTTATGATAGTATCCGAAAAGTTGCAATGAATCAAGAACTTTCTTCAAAAGAAAATAAAGAACTTGATGAAGTAATAGGAGCAATAGAAGATTATTTTATAAAGAAAAAAACTTTTGATGGAAGAGAACAAGTTATACAAACAATAAGAAATAATTATCCTTTTACAATTACTTCTTTTTTTAATTATTCTGTGGCGAGTGTATTAAATAATGATCGTTTATCAAGAAAGTATGTTCACGAAATAATTGGTGGTAAAGATTTTTATCAAGCAAATTTAAGTAAATCTAAATGGAGAAAAGGTATTATTGATATAAAAATGGTTTCTCCTAAATCTGCTAAATTAAAAATATTAGGATCAATGTCAGGCGCTACAGATTTTACTGCAAAACAAGGTTTAGTAAATTACGAGTTGAAATAATGGCAGAACGTATACAAAATTATGCAGGAAATCCTCTACTTAAAGCGGCATATATTCCAATAGAATATGATAAAGATACTTTAGATGAGTATCTTAGGTGTTCTAAAGATCCTGTACATTTTGCAAAAAACTATATGAAGATTATTCATGTTGATCATGGATTAATGCCCTTTGATCTTTATGATTATCAAGAAGAAATGGTTCAGACAATGCATGAGAACCGTTTTGTTATTTGTAAAATGCCTAGACAAACTGGAAAATCAACAACCATTGTTGCTTACTTATTACATTTTGCTCTTTTTAATCCACAATCTAATATTGCTATATTAGCAAATAAGGGCTCTACTTCAAGAGAAATTCTTCAAAGACTAAAAGTTGCTTATGAACATTTACCAAAATGGTTACAACAAGGCGTAGTTGTTTGGAATAGGGGTAATATTGAATTAGAAAATGGTAGTAAAGTTATATCTGCTTCAACTTCTTCTTCTGCTGTTCGTGGATCGTCTTTTAATATCATTTTTATGGATGAGTTTGCCCATATTGATCCTCCTAGGTTAGCAGAAGAGTTTTTTACTTCAGTATATCCTACAATTTCTTCTGGTAATACTACTAAAGTTTTTATTGTATCAACTCCAAAAGGATTGAACATGTTTTATAAGATGTGGATCGATGCTGAAGAGAAAAGAAGTAATTATATTCCCATTGAGGTTCATTGGTCTCAGACACCAGGAAGAGATGCAAAATGGAAAGAAGAAACGATAAAAAATACGAGTGAAATGCAATTTGCTCAAGAATATGAATGTGATTTTATTGGTTCACAAAATACATTAATTGCTCCTTCAAAATTAAGAACAATGCCTTATAAGCCACCTGTCATACAGAAAGATTGCCTAGATGTATATGTTGAACCAGATCCTAAGCACTCATATGTTTGTATAGTTGATGTTGCAAGGGGAAGAGGTCAAGATTATTCTGCATTTTCAATAATTGATGTTTCTCAGTTTCCATATGAACAAGTTGCAAAATATAGAGATCCAAATATTTCTCCTATGTTATTGCCAAATGTTGTTGATAATGTAAGCAAATATTATAATCATGCATATGTTTTGGTTGAAATAAATGATATCGGTGGTCAAGTAGCAGATATTTTACATTATGATTTAGAATATCCTAATATTTTTCAGACAAGTGTTATGGGAAGATCTGGTCAAACTTTGGGTGGAGGATTTGGAAAAACTTCGCAATTAGGAATTAGAACTACAAAAGAAGTTAAAAGAAAAGGATGCTCTAGTTTAAAAGATTTGGTAGAAGGAGATAAATTACTTATTTGGGATCTTGATACTATTACTGAAATGACAACATTTATTGCCAAAGGATCTAGTTACGAAGCAGATGAAGGATATCATGATGACCTGATGATGACTTTAATTTTGTTTGGTTGGTTGGTGAATCAAAAATATTTTACAGAAGTTACAGACTTAGATTTGCGTGAAAAAATGTTTAAAGACCAAGTAGATGACGCAGAATCACAATTGATTCCTTTTGGATTTATAAATGATGGTAGAAATTCTTATGAACCAGAAACTGTTGATATGGGTGGTGAAAAATGGGTAGTAGACACAAAGTACTCTACTGATTATCTACATTAATGCGATAAATGTTTTTGGGATTTTTTATTTGACCTATTAATTCCTCTATATCATGTTTTAAATCGGGTCTCAATTTTTTCAATTTATCCAAATACCTCACAGATTCACCAAATATCATTTCAGGATTAATTCTTAATTCATAAAACTTGTTTCTCGTTTCACTTTTTGTGGTTAAATACAGATGTTCTGGATTTACGCAGTATGTGTTATTGCATGATTGATGAACTATTTTATCTTGTTCAATGGGTCCCTTATAAGCAATATAGGCAAACCTATGAGCAGGAATCGATTTTCCATCATACGAAAACATGCCATAACCCTGTTTTGTTTTACTTGCGGCCCAAAACCAACAGTTATTTGTCATTATAATTTTTTTTTCAAATCTTATTTTTGCCTTCTCCATGTTTTATTTATATTAGACTAAATAAAAACATTTCTAAAATCAGCTAAAATATAAATATATTGAAAGCAATTTTTTAATAATTTAGGGAGAAATAATATGGCATTTCAAGTTAGTCCAGGCGTAGCCGTAGCAGAGATCGATTTAACCACTAGAGTACCCATTCCTTCTATTTCAGATGGTGCTATAGCAGGGAATTTAACATGGGGACCCTTGGAGGTTGCTACATTAGTTACTTCAGAAGAAGAGATGGTTGCTGTGTTCGGAAAACCGAACGCCAATACATACAAAACATTTTTTAGTGCTACAAGTTTTTTGAGTTATTCAAATAAACTAAGAGTTGTTAGAGCCGCTAATACATCGGTTGCTAAAAATGCAGTAACTGGTGGTGCCGCAATTTTAATTCGTAATAATAAAGAATATCAAAATACATACGAATCTACAACAACTTCAGGAACAAGTTTTACAGCAAAATATCCAGGAGTACTCGGAAATTCAATGAGAATGTCCATTTGTGTTGCAGATAGAGCAAATACACAAGTTAACCAGACTGATGGTACTGTTTCACTTTCAAGTTCTACTGATTTGGGCCTTACAGGAACATGGACCAATTCTGATGCTACAACAGGACTCACAGGAGTTAGTACAGTAGCAGATGTAGAATTAAGAATTGGAGATGTAATTGTTCATGGTGCTAATAGTGGAATAGTAACTTCAATTACTTCTAATACTGCAATAACAATTTCACAAGCTACAGGCGGAACAGAAACTACTGGACTGGGAGATGATGTGGCTATGACAGGTGCGAGTCTTTCAAGGAAAAAAAGGTCTGCTTTTGAAGAAGCCAACACCAATATGCTGGGTACACTTACTGTTGTAGCAGGAAGTTCAACAATTACGGGAACACATACTAACTTTACTCGACAAATACATGTGGGAGACATTCTTACGTTCAAAGATGATGATTCGCCTACAGCCCATAAAAGAAGAGTGACAGCCATTGCAAATTCAACATCATTGACTGTTGCAACTAAATTAGATAGAGCGGTAACCACACAGGCTGACTGGTCAAGAGAATGGGAATACAGAAGTACTTTTGGCTCACGTCCTCCTCTTACCAGTGTTCATGCTTATGAAAAAACTGGATCTAAAGATGTTGGAGATGAAATTCATGTCGTAATAGTAGATGAAGATGGTGAGATTTTAGGAGTAAAAGATTCTAGAGGAGGAAATAATCCAGAAAAGCAAGTCATTGGAAATTGGGAAGGATTGTCTGTAGCAAGCGGAGCGACAGGATCTACTGGTGAAATTATCTATTATAAAGAAGCAATAAATGATTCTTCCAGATATGTAAGATGGACGGACCATGATGCTATGGGAGATGCGCCTCTTGATGCTGGATCCAATAAAATTACTCATGATTGGGGAGACACTCTTGATCAAGGAAACACTTCAGCTTATTTTGCAGGAGCGTTTAGTGATTCGGGTGCAAATGGAATTATGACTGCTAGTTTTTCCTCAGGAGCCGATGGATATAGTTCTTCAGCTTCAGATGAAATTACTGCTTATAGTTATTTCAAAGATCCTGCAAAAATAGATGTTTCTTTATTAATTTCAGGCGAAGCATCAAATACTTTATGCACATATTTGATCAATGAAATTGCAGAGTCTAGAAAAGATTGTGTTGTATTTATTTCTCCTGAAGAAGCAGATGTTGTTAACAAAGAAGGATCTGAAATAACAAACGTGGTTGCTAGAAGAAATGCAATGCCAAGTACAAGTTATGCTGTTATGGATGGAAGTTACAAATACATATTTGACAGATACAATTCTATGTATAGGTGGATTCCAATGAATGCTGATGTTGCTGGAATCTGTGCCCAAGCAGATAATGTTAATCCCTATGTTTCACCTGCGGGATTTACAAGAGGAAATATAAAAGGTGCAGAATTTTTAGCATATGTCCCAAATAACGCAGAAAGAGATGATTTGTATACAAATGGAATTAATCCAATAGCATCATTTCCTGGAAAAGGCAAAGTTTTATTTGGCGATAAAACATTGTTAGCAAGACCATCATCTTTTGATAGAATTAATGTGCGTAGACTTTTTATTATTCTAGAAAAAGCCATAGCAAATGCCGCTGAAAATTTATTGTTTGAATTTAATGATGATTTTACACGATTAAATTTTGTTTCTATGGTTGAACCCTTTTTAAGAGATATTCAAGGACGAAGGGGAATAGAAGATTTTAAAGTAATTTGTGACGGCACAAATAATACACCTGTGGTTATAAATAGAAATGAGTTTAGAGGCGATATTTTTATCAAGCCCACTAAATCAATTAATTTCATTGGATTAAACTTTGTCGCAGTAGCTTCAGGAGTTGAATTTTCTGAAGTGGTTAACGCAATTTAAGGAGAAAATAAATGGCATTTAATATAACAGCCTTCAGAGATGGGATGCACTATGATGGACAAAGAGCAAATTTATTTGAGGTAACACTTACTAATGTACTTACAGGGACTGCCTTTAATGGTACTGACTTGAAATTGTTTGCTAAAGGAACATCAATACCTGGCGCCACAATTGGAACAGTTATAGTTCCTTATTTTGGTAGAGAAGTTAAGTTAGCTGGAAATAGAACTTTTCCAGAATGGACTATAACGGTTCTTAATGATGAGAATTTTACTATAAGATCACAATTTGAACAGTGGATGGACCATATAAATTCTCATTCGGGCAATATACGGGCAACTCAGGCTTCTGGAACACCATCACTCTCGTATACTTCAACAGGAACAGTTGACCAATTCAGCAAAGGAGCGGGTCAGAAAAAGTCTGCAAGCTATTCATTTATAAATATGTTTCCAACTGATCTTTCAGAAATTACCCTTGATTGGGGCGATAATGATACCATTGAAGAATATACTGTAACTTTTGCTTATGATTATTGGACCCGGGTCGCAACCACCAAAGGTACTGGAAAAGGTACAGGTGCGAAAGCCATCACTGTAGGCTCTGCAACATAAAGCGCCTTAATCTCAATTTTCTGATTTTGCGAGTGAATAAATATAAATTAGTATTGTATTATTTTATTTAACTCGCATTCAGGAAATATTATGCCTATTGAACTGTTCGGTTTTTCAATCGGAAAAAAAGAAAAGAAAAACGTAAAAGCCCAAACCTTTGCTGAACCAGAATATGAAGATGGTTCATTAACAGTAGCATCTGGTGGTGCTTATGGAACATATGTCGATACAGAAGGAGCTATAAAAAGCGAATCTGAATTAATAAACAGATATCGTGATATGGGTCTTCAAGCAGAAGTAGAAAATGCTATTGATGATATTATTAATGAAGCAATTGTAGCCTCAAAAGAAAAACCCCTCGTAAGAATTAATGTAGATAATTTAAATGTTTCTGAGCCTATTAGAGACAAAATAAGACTAGAATTTAAACAAATAAGTAAACTTTTAGATCTACAAAATTTAGGACATGATGTTTTTAAAAGATGGTATATTGATGGTAGAATTTATTATCATGTTATTGTTGATGAAAACAATATGGAAAAAGGTATTCATGAATTAAGAGTATTAGATCCTAGAAAAATAAAGAAAATTCGAGAAAAGAAAAACGACAGACAGCCTGACGGTAAAACAAAAACCACCGTCACGGAATATTATGTTTATAATCAAAAAGGAATATATCAATCACAGGGGCAGACAATGGGTACTGCTTTTACAAGTGCCGCCACTGGTTTAAAAATATCTCCTGATGCGATTGTATATACACATTCAGGACTGATGAACAGTACACGTACATTAGTTTTGTCCTACCTACACAAAGCAATCAAACCATTAAATCAATTAAGAATGATCGAGGATTCTCTCGTAATTTATCGTATTTCACGAGCCCCAGAGAGAAGAATTTTTTATGTTGATGTTGGAAATTTACCTAAGTTAAAAGCAGAACAATACATGCGTGACTTAATGGCAAGATATAAAAACAAACTTGTATATGATGCTCAAACAGGTGAAGTTAGAGATGATAGAAAACACATGTCAATGCTTGAAGATTATTGGATGCCACGAAGAGAGGGTGGAAGAGGAACAGAAATTACTACTTTGCCTGGTGGTGCAAATCTTGGAGATATTGAAGATGTATTATATTTTCAGAAAAAACTTTACAAATCTTTAGGTGTTCCTATTTCAAGACTTGAATCAGAAGCAAATTATACGATTGGTCGTGCTACTGAAATTTCAAGAGATGAAGTTAAATTTACACGTTTTGTTAATAAACTTCAAAGCAGATTTAGTTTAATGTTTGATGAAATGATGGAAAGACAATTAACCCTCAAGGGCATAATGTCTAAAGACGATTGGAAAAATATTAAAAATGAAATATTTTATGAATTTGAAAATGATAGTCATTTTGCAGAAATAAAACAGAGTGAACTTATGCAAGATAGATTAAACATTTTAAGAGATTTACAAGATTATGCTGGAAAATATTGGTCGCATGAATATATTAGAAAGCATATTTTAATGATGACTGATGATGAAGTTAAAACTAATGATGAACAAATTCAAAAAGAGATGGATGATCCTAGATTTTCGGGAGAAGAAGATATGCAGTTCAATTCTGTAGAAATAGATACAAACAATAAACAAAATATCAATGAAAATATTGATAAGAAAATTGAAGAAAAGTTTGAATCAGCGAAAAAAGAGAATGATATTAAAGATAAAGTAAATGATATTCTTTTTTCTGTTTTAGAAGATGATGAAAAATTTGTAGATTGATCCTCAGGTGGGTGCAGAGATATAAATGAAAGATGATCAAAAAGAGTCTAAAGACTTAGATTTAAGTAAGGTTCTAGCAACTTCTCTTGCTTATACTAAAAAACAATTAAAAAAGACTAAAGACGAACTGGTTGAGGGTGTAAAAGAAATTTTAGATCCTGTTACTGGTGAAAAAGTCAAAGTTCTTGAGATTAAGGGTACTGAAGGATCCAAGGGCGAAAAGGGTGAACAGGGCTCTGCAGGAGAAGCAGGCTCTAAAGGAGAAGCAGGAGAAGCAGGAAGAATTGGTCCACAGGGTGTTCTGGGTCCTAAGGGGGAGCTAGGAGATACTGGTCCTATAGGTCCAAAAGGAGACCAGGGAGAACCAGGTGATGATGCTGATGTAACTAAACTTGCAAAAGAGTTAGATAATTTCAAAGCAGTTGTTAAGAAAGTTAGCAAAAAAGCCACTCAAACTGCACAAAGAGTAGCTGGAGGAAGTGGTTGGGGCGAATCTGGAGGTGGCGGAGGAGGAGATACTTCTTCGGGATCTGCGGGTTCATCTGGAGTTGATGGATCATTTTTAGGTACTCATGGAACTTCTGGCTCTTCTGGAGATACAGGAACTTCTGGATCTGCTGGAACTGCTGGAACTTCTGGGTCTTCGGGTTTAACTTATGCTTCATCTGGATCTGCTGGATCTACAGGAACTTCTGGAAGTGCGGGATCGTCTGGACAAGATGGTGGTTCTCATATTCATACTCAATCTATAGCATCATTTGTCTGGTTAATAAATCACAATTTAGGCGTTAGACCTTTAAATATTGAAGTTGTAGATTCTAATTACAATGTAATTGTCCCAGAAACTATTCAATTTACAGATTCTAATAATGTAAAAATAATATTTGATTCTTCTGTTGCAGGTTGGTGTTCAGTAACTTTTGGAGAAGGATCTTCTGGAACTTCAGGGTCTTCTGGAACTGCAGGCTCTTCTGGACTAACATATGCTTCATCTGGTTCTTCGGGAAGCGCAGGAAGTGCTGGTTCTGCAGGAAGTGCTGGTTCTGCTGGCTCTGCAGGAAGTGCTGGCTCTGCTGGAAGTGCTGGTAGCTCAGGAAGTGCTGGATCGTCTGGTTCTGCTGGAAGTTCTGGATCTGCTGGAAGTGCTGGTTCTGCAGGAAGTGCGGGATCATCTGGATTAGACGGAACTTCTGGTTCTTCGGGAAGTGCTGGAAGCGCAGGAAGTGCTGGTTCTGCTGGTTCTTCTGGTATCTCAGGAAGTGCTGGATCGTCTGGTTCTACTGGAAGTTCTGGATCTGCTGGAAGCGCAGGAAGTGCTGGTTCTGCAGGAAGTGCTGGATCTTCTGGTTCAGATGGAAGTTCAGGAACTTCAGGAAGTTCTGGTACAGTTGGTACTTCAGGATCATCTGGACAAGATGGCGGTTTTGGCGGTGCTTCATTTGCATATCGTTATAATACAGATCAATCAACGGATGATCCAGGCACAGGTAAATTAGCATTTACATTAACTTCTGGTACTTTTACATATCCCAATACTGCTAATAGATTAAGAATAAGTGATACCGATCAAGATGGTACAACAATAGATTCTTTCTTACAGACAATCGATGATGTTGCTTTTAGTGATCCAAAAGGCCATTTTCGGGTTTATGATAAATCAGCTCCTGAAGATTTTTTCTTATATGGTATCAATGGATTTGACACTACAAATCCTTCATGGTATTATGTAAATGTTACATTTTTAGACTCTTCATTAAATAATTTTCAAAACAATACTGAACTTGTTGCATCATTTGCGAGAACTGGTGATTCTGGAACTTCTGGTTCTACTGGATCTTCTGGATCGTCTGGACTAACATATGCTTCATCTGGATCTGCAGGATCTTCTGGACTAACATATGCTTCATCTGGTTCTTCTGGATCTGCTGGTAGTTCAGGAACAACAGGACTGACCGGATCTTCTGGCTCATCTGGAAGTGCTGGATCTGCAGGAAGTGCAGGATCTTCTGGACAAGATGGTGGTTCTTTTATTCATACTCAAGCTGTAGCCTCCAATGTTTGGTTGATAAATCACAATTTAGGAACTAGACCGATAAATCTTGAAGTTGTCAATAGCAATTATGATGTAATTTATCCAGAATCAGTTAATTATATAGATTCAAATAATGTAAAAATAATCTTTGCTTCTACAATTTCTGGTTGGGCGGCATTAACTTTTGGAGAAGGAAGTTCTGGAACATCTGGATCTTCTGGATTAACTTATGCTTCATCTGGCTCTGCTGGCTCTGCTGGAAGTGCTGGCTCCGCTGGTTCTGCTGGTTCTGCAGGAAGTGCTGGTTCATCTGGTTCTGCTGGAAGTTCTGGTTCTGCTGGAAGTTCTGGCTCTGCTGGCTCTACTGGAAGCGCAGGAAGTGCAGGAAGTGCTGGTTCATCTGGTTCTGCTGGAAGTTCTGGCTCTGCTGGAAGTTCTGGTTCTGCTGGAAGTTCTGGCTCTGCAGGAAGCGCAGGAAGTGCTGGCTCATCTGGAAGTTCTGGTTCTGCAGGAAGTTCAGGATCATCTGGACAAGATGGTGTTTTTGGTGGGGCGGCTTTCGAATATGATTTTGAAAATACATCGTTTACAGGAGCTCCAAGTGATCCTGGTGTTGGTAGAGTTGAAGTAGGAATTGATACTGGAACTGCTCCAACAGATTTTTCTACAGTTGACAGAATTTCTATAAGCGAATCTGATGTAAACGGAACATCAACAGAGAGTTTTTTACAGCAAGTAGCAACATCATCTTCTGCGATTAGAGGACATGTAAGACTTCATCAAAAATCAGAGCATGATCAATATGTAATGTTTACGATTTCGGAGGTTACTGATCTAACAGACTTTCATGAAATAGAAGTTTCAAAAATTGGTGGACAAAATGCATTTTTTCCTGACAATCAAGACATAGTTGTTACATTTGCAAGAACTGGTGATGTTGGTACATCTGGAAGTTCTGGATCGTCTGGACTAACTTATGCTTCATCTGGATCTTCTGGATCTGCTGGAAGCGCAGGAAGTGCTGGTTCTGCAGGAAGTGCTGGATCATCTGGACAAGATGGTAGTTCTTTTTTACATTCACAAACTGTAGCTTCAGCGGCTTGGGTAATACCCCATAATTTAGGATTGAGAGTTGTAAATGTAGAAGTTACGGATGAGTGGTATAATTCAATTTATCCAGAATCAATTCAATTTATAGACAATAATACTGTAAAAATAGTATTTACTTCTGCGATAAAAGGATATGTCGCATTAACTTATGGAGAAGGAACTTCAGGATCTTCTGGAACTGCAGGATCTTCTGGACTAACATATGCTTCATCTGGATCTTCTGGAAGCGCAGGAAGCGCAGGAAGCGCAGGAAGCGCAGGATCGTCTGGGCTTTTACACCTAAATAATTCTGCAGAAGATCGTTTAATTTCTATTAATGCTGATACTATTACTGGTGATGCAGAAGCAAATTTAACATTTGATGGTAATGAATTAAGCGTGACTGGTAAAACATTTTTGGTAGGTACAAGCGGAACAACTGGATTTGTACAGATGTCTCAAAGAGATGATGTTTCTGGAAATAAACCTACTTTGTCTGCGGGTCAATCTGCAGTTTTTTCAAGTTCTTCGGGGGCAGGAGGAACAGGTATATATTTTAGACAAGGAACTGATGATCCCGATGAATTAGTTTCACGCAAAAAAGCAATAACTTATGGATTAATATTCTAATATGTCAATCGAAACAAATTTAATAGCGAGTACATCATCCGCAACTCCTACTACGGTTTATACTTCATCAGGAGAATCTGCTGTTACAACAATATTTTTTTGTAATACAGATGCTTCAAATATAGATGTAACGGTATGGATTGTTCCTAGTGGCGACACTTTGGGTGATGAACATACGATAATGAAGGAATTAACAATAAATGCAACTGATACTTTTGCTTTTGGAAGCGAGAGAATCTTGATGGGTGCAAGTGACACTATTCAAGCAATTGCTGATACAATAAACAAAGTTTCAGTGGTAATTAGTTATACGAGTATTTAATGGCATTATTTCTTAAAGGCGAACACGCTGAATTTAGTATAAAAACTTATCTGAACAACTCTTCAGGTTCTGCAGGAAGTGCTGGTTCTGCTGGAAGTACTGGATCTTCTGGAAGTGCTGGCTCCGCTGGTTCATCTGGTTCTGCTGGTTCGTCTGGTTCTGCTGGTTCGTCTGGTTCTGCTGGAAGTTCAGGAAGTGCTGGATCTGCTGGCTCTGCAGGTAGTGCAGGATCTTCGGGATTGACTTATGCTTCATCTGGATCTGCTGGTTCTGCTGGAAGTGCTGGTTCTGCTGGTAGCGCAGGAAGTGCTGGATCATCTGGACAAGATGGTGGTTCTTTTATTCATACACAATCTACGCCTGCACTTGTTTGGTTAATACCTTATAATTTAAATACTAGACCCGTAAATATTGAAGTTGTAGATACCAATTACAATGTAATTTTTCCAGAATCAACTCAATACATAGATTCAAATAATGTAAAAATAATATTTTCTACGGCAACAGCCGGATGGGCGGCAATAACTTTTGGAGAAGGAAGTTCTGGAACATCTGGATCGTCTGGACTAACATATGCTTCATCTGGATCTTCTGGAAGTGCTGGTTCTTCGGGAAGTGCAGGAAGTGCTGGTTCTGCTGGAAGTGCTGGATCTGCAGGAAGCGCAGGAAGTGCTGGTTCTGCTGGAAGTGCTGGATCTTCTGGCTCTGCAGGAACTTCTGGTTCTTCTGGAA